TATAGTAGGAACAGGAGTAGGAAGTTTAACAATACCAGCAAATCACTTTGTAGTAGGCGATTCATACCACGCAAAAATAGGTGGCGAAATTTCAGCACAGAATGGTGACGATATTACAATCAGAATAAAGAGTGGTGCAACGGTATTAGCAACAACAGGAACTATTGCCTTAAGTCCTACGACAGGTTTAGGTTGGGAGTGTGAAATCGACTTTACAATAGCAGCGATTGGTGCTACTGGAAGTGTTTGCACTAATGGAAATTTTGCATATACACGAAACACAGGAGGATTAGAAGGTTATGTATTTCAAGATGTCGAAACTTTTGATACAACGGTTGCTAATACTTTAGATATCACGGTAGAATGGGGACAAGCTAAAACACAAGACGAAATACATAGTGCGAACTTTGTACTACATAAAACTTATTAAAAATGGCAAATACAATAGGATTCGGACAAGCAGCAGTAAATAATACAAATGGCTTTGGTAAAGCACCTACAAATAATACAATAGATTTTGGCGAAGTTTGTGCAGATAGTTGGAGTCCAGAAACCAACTTAACAGGAGCAGGAGCAACACCAAGTTTTAGCAATACAAAATCAATAGAACTTGATGGAATTGATGACTTTATAAACGTAGGTTATATTGCAGAATTAAATAATACATCTGCTTTTACTTTTAGTGGATGGTATAAACAAACAACTATTGACCAATTCGATGCATTAATGGAATATTTTATTGATTTAAATAATTCGTTTGGAGTTTATACATATACAGACGGAAATATGTATTTACAATTTCAGAAAAGTACTAACAACCTTTACGGATATTTTGATTATTCAACCTTAATTAGTGCAGGTGCTTGGTTTAATATTGTTGTTGTTTACAATGGAAGCGGACTAACAAATGCAGATAAATTAAAATGCTATATTGATGGAACACCTGTCACATTGAGTTTTTCAGGTACACAACCAACAACCACGCCTGCAGGAATAAATGAATTTAAAATAGGGAGAAATGATGAATACGGGGTTAATTGGTTAGGCAACACAGACGAGGTTGCACTTTGGAATACTGATGAATCTGCAAACGTATCTTCTATTTACAATAGTGGAGTTCCTACAAACTTAAATGAGTTAAGCACTCCTCCTCTATCTTGGTGGAGATTTGAAGGCACAGGATTGACTGCAACGGATTCTGGAACAGGTGGAAACGATGGAACATTAGAAAATGGAGTAACAAGAAGCACAGATGTACCTACATAAAAACGAATTAAAATAAAATAAAATGCACGGATTTGAACATTACGGAATAATAGATATAGCAGCAGCAAACGCAGTAGATTATTCACAAGTTGGAGAAACAAGTATTGACACTATTAGAATGAATTTAGCTTTAACTGAATTTGTTTTAAAATGGCATCACACACCAACATTTATAGAAGATGGCACAATAGTTCCTTTACAAGTATTAACACACGAAGAAGCTTTGGCACTTATGGCTACGCCAGAATGGAGTGAGCCAATACCTGTAGAATAATGGATATCAGAAACCATCAAAACGTACTTGCAGTATTGTATTTTCTTGCAGGATGCTTTTGCGCGTTCTCTTGTATGTTTACAAGTACAGAATTACACGTACAAGCGTTTGGTGTATTTCTATTATTTAAAATAATTTGGCTAATTACGGAACAACTATAAGATGAAAACTCAACTCTATATACTGATAACTAAATTTAAACTTTANTCAACTAAACTGATGGCTATTATTCTTTCGTTTTTTTTACCTATTGTNGGTATTCTTATTCTTATTGCTGCTTCTGTTATTTTAGATACAATTACAGGTATCTGGAAAGCAAAGAAACTTAAACAACCAATTACAAGCAGAAGATTGTCTGCTATCATTTCAAAGATTCTACTTTATGAAGCAACGGTAATGCTGTTTTTTGCTATGGATAAATTTCTATTAAACGACATAGTAATGCAGTTTTTTAGTATTGAACTTTTAACTACTAAAATCTTGGCTTTAACAATGGTATCTATTGAGGTTATTTCTATTAATGAAAACTATAAGCAAGTAAAAGGAATTGACTTGTGGGCATCATTAAAGAACTTATTTGCAAGAGCAAAAGAAGTAACAAGCGATTTTAAGAACATTAATGAGAAAGATAGATAAAATAATACTGCACTGCTCAGCAACTAGAGAGGGCAGAAATTACGACGTAGAAGAGATTAGACGCTGGCATCTAAGACGTGGATGGTCTGATATAGGCTATCACTATTTAATTCATTTAGACGGCACTATAGAGACAGGTAGACCAATAGAGAAAATGGGCGCTCACACTGTAGGACAAAACAGGAATTCAATAGGTATATGCTATGTGGGTGGTGTAGAAGCTACAAGAAATTCTAAAGGTAAATTCAAACCTAAAGATACTAGAACACCTGAGCAAAAGGATTCTTTAGTTACACTTATGCAAGAATTGATATACAAATACAATAAGGATATGACTATTCACGGACACAACGAATATGCAAACAAAGCCTGTCCCTCATTCAATGTACAAGAAGAATATGCGAATTTATAGCCTTATCTTCGTTCTAACGTTGTTTTCTTGTTCAGCGAAGTATCACTATAACAAAGCAATTAAAAAGGGCTTACAAGTCACTAAAACAAGCGACACAATAAGAATATCTACAATAGATTCTATTCCTGTAATAAAACACGATACAATAGTATACGAACACTTTTATAGTTCTAAAGATACAATCATAGAATACAAGAACGTNTACGTGCCTCAAACAAGGTTAGAAACACGAATAGAATATAAGCTTAAACGTGACACTTTAAGAATGATAACAAGAGTAGAAGTACAGAAAGCAAAAGCAGAAGCCAAAGCCAATAAGCAGACTAACTGGTGGGGAATTATTATTTTCATCTGTGTATTTTTTGGTATAGTTTACACTTTAAATAAAATCTTAAATAAGTATATATGACTACACGCCCAAGATTAACACAGGATGAGGCTGACTTAATCAATGAGTATAGAGGCGTTAAAGAAGCTGCGAAAGAAGCAGGAATAAATATAAAAGATGTAAAACACGGATGGCTTAAAACAAAAGAAAGTAGTTTATTTTTTAACAATCCACTATTTAAAAACAAAAGCAAAATAGAACTTGAATCTTTAGGAAAACGATTAATTCAAGATTTATCAGAATTTGCACCTGTTTATCCAAAGCTACACAGAAAAAAAAGAAGAAAACAGTACTTACTTGTAATTGACCCTGCCGATATTCACATAGGTAAACTTGCAGAAAGTTTTGAAACAGGCGAAGACTATAACAATCAGATTGCCGTTAAACGTGTCAAAGAGGGCGTACAAGGCATTTTAAATAAAGCAAAGGGTTTTCCTATCGAAAAAATATTATTTATAGGTGGAAACGATATTTTACATATTGATACGCCAGACAGAAAAACGACAAAAGGAACTACACAAGACACGGATGGAATGTGGTATTCAAATTTCTTAATAGCTAAACAACTTTATGTAGATATACTATTGCAATTAATAGCAGTTGCAGATGTTACATTTCATTTTAATCCAAGTAACCACGATTACGCCACAGGTTTTTTTTTAGCAGATGTTATACAAACCTACTTCAAAAAAAATAAACATATACACTTTAATTGTTCAATAGCACACAGAAANGGTTATAAATACGGACAAAATCTNATAGGCACTACACACGGAGATGGTGCGAAAATGAATGATTTACCTTTATTAATGGCACAAGAGTTTGCAAGAGAATGGGCAGAAACTAAACACAGATACGTTTATACGCACCACGTTCATCATAAATTTAGTAAAGATTTCATCGGCTGCACCGTTGAAAGTTTACGAAGTCCATCTGGAACTGATTCGTGGCATCACAGAAAAGGATTTCAACACGCACCAAAAGCAGTTGAGGGCTTTATTCATCACGTAGAACACGGACAAGTGGCACGTTTAACGCATATTT